GTAGCTCTGCAAAAACTGCACACCTTCCTCTAGGCTTCTCGCTCCCTTGATCGCCGCGCCCATCTTCGGGAATCCGTGCCTCTGCATGTAGCTGATCGTCTCCGGTCTGGCTGAGTCGGCGGTAATCCACCACTTTTCGGCCTCTGGAACCGTCCGAAACAAGTCTGGAAGGCTCTCGATCTCGCAACCGATCATGTGCGCCTCGTGCGGCACATACATGGTCTTGCCGACGATGTAGCTTTGCACCAGCACCGATGGATCGACCGAGAAGCCCCAGTCGGCCCCCTGCCGGATGATCGCGTCTGCCGGTACGTCGAATTCTTCAATGCGCCAGTTCTTGAATACCCTGGCCTCACTGTTCCGCTGGTACTCACCGAGCCAGACATGCGCGTATTTCTCCGGGTCGCGCTTCCTGTCAAACTCCATTTCTTCTTGGAGTTCTCTCGGTAGCCACGGGTTATCGGAGTAATTCGCCTTGACGACTACCGAATCACTCGGCGGATGCTCGCCCCGCAGTAGCGCGTCAATCGGGTCAGTCTCCAGATTCGGATTCCAACTAAACCACAACTCAGATCCCGGCGCGCGAATCGTCGGCCGCAGTAGGGTCAAGCTGTTGTCGCTGGCGTTCTGCGCTTCCTCGAACCAGGCCCGATGGAACCCCTCAAGCGACTTGATCGAGTCCGCCGTATGGTTCTGCATTCCCTCGAAGATGGTCACACCACCGAGCTTCGACTTGATGCGCCGATCCTGCACCTCGAAATAAGCCCCGGCGTTGTGCTGGACAATCTTCGATTCCAGCAACTTCTTGACCGAAAACTCAAGCGACTTTAGGGTTTCCCGCAGGCAAACGAAATCCAGTTTTCGCCTTACCGATTCATCGAGCCACAGCGAGGCGAAGAAATGCGACTTGGCCGAACCGCGACCGCCCCAAGCACCTTTGTATCTCGCTGGCCGAAGTAGTGGCTCGAATACTTCGGCGGTCGGAATGTCCAGGATCACTTCGGCTTGACGATGGTCCGGCGGACCTCTTTGAACACCACCGGATTATTCTCATCGCCGCTCAGCATCACGGATTGAGCCGCTTTGCCGTCAGTTCTATCGCCTATTTCCTTGATCGCCCATTGTTCACCTTGAACGGCCAATTTAACCGTTTGATCTGCAATCAGATTTAGCGCGTTCTTTTTCCCGCCCTGATAGCGAGCCATTGCGCGCCGTAATGCGTCAGCCCAAGGCTTGTTCGCATAGGCGTTTTGGTTTCCTGGCACGGACATGATTCATCCTTTCCGGCTTACTTCGCCGCGTCCTTTCGGGTTTTGGTTACTTGAGTACAAACATCGTTCCTGTCGCCGTGGCGGCCACGGTCAGCAGGATCACGATGCCCTGGCGGATCAGCGCATCACGCGCGGCGCGCTTGTCAGCCCTGGCGGTTTCCTTGGCCTCGATCTCGGCCTGCCTTTCCTCGGCCATCTTGCGCTCTGCCCACTCACAGGCATCGGAGCAACTTGATTGCATACGTTGTTCGATCCATTCGTGGTGCTTGTCGTGATCCTTGGCGTGACCGTTCAGGACGGTCAGCCGCAGGGATTGCTCGTCGCTGATCAGGTCATCGATCTTCTTGCTGATCCGTTCCAGGCCGGCGAGATTGGCCTCGAATACCCCGAGCAGCAGCATCAGGTCTGTTCTGCGAGCCTCGTCGTTTTCCCTGGCGATGCGCTCCTTGAGCGCGGCGGCGACATCGAACGGCATTACTTCACCCCGCCTTTCCACTTATCCAGGGACCGGAAGCCGAGATAAGCGGCGGCCGGCGCCATCAGCACCATGGCCAGTTCCATCGCGGCGCCGGTCTGGATCAACCCAAACGCCTTGGCCGCCTCGAATCCAATGATGTAGCCCGCCGCCGCGTACCACGACTGCCGCGCCATCATGGGGCGCGTTCGCCGCACGTACTCGTCCTTGGCGTTGTCGCCCGATCGGATGGTTTCTTGCTGCTGGCGGTGAGCTTCCTGTTCGTCCTTCAGCCGGGCCTCTTCCATTGCCTGAATGTGGGCCCGGATTGAATCGGCCTCCTTGTAGGCCAACTCCTTGAGCTTGATCATCGCTTCGGGATTGGCTTGTAGGTGCTGGATGGCCACGGCCGGGTCGGTTGATCCAGTGGCCGAGCCGACAAGGGATATGCCCGCCGCGACCGCGCCCGGAATGTTTCCGGTCAGCAGCGAGCCGACCAGGGCCGCGCCGGGGCCGGCGTTCTTCGATAGCCATTCGCCGACATCGGACCATTTCATTGCGTGCAGTCCTCGAATTTGACCGTGAAGCTCGGCAAATGGCCGACTTTCTCCATGAATTCTCCGAATGCGGCTCCACTTTGGGCGATCGCCAGCCGTCCATCTAGCACGGCAAAGCCCTCGCCAATCCCGACGCAGCCCTCAAGGTCGGTTTCCCAGTTCGCCTTGTGGAACAGCAGCCGGGAATGACCGATCACGCCCATAACTTCAAACGTGCGATACCCGCCTCGGTTGAATTTGGTGGCGACGCAGGTGTAAGTCCCTGCGGGAATCTTCGGGTCCAGTCCGTAGCTGCGCTCCAAGGTCACAGCGAACGGCACCCCAAGGTGAAGGATGGTGCCGAATACGCCCTCTTCCAGCTTGGCGACGCGCTTGACCGTGATCAACTCGGACATTTTACCCCGTCAGTTGCGAATCATTCTCATTTGTTATTGCGAATCATTCTCATTCGCGCCTTCATTCCCATTTTAATCTTCAGCCGTGACCCATGCCCCCTGACCTCACCCAGCTATTTAGGGTTACGTCTGGAGGACTGCGCCGTATTGCCCGCGCTCGTATCGTGAGCTAATCGCCCTGCCGCCCGAACATCTCTCCGGCGTCGAGTGTTGCGTGTCAGTACATAGCGGGTGTAGTGCGTCGCCCAGGTTTCGGCGTCGCGGCTTGGGTCAAGGCCCGGCGTCTCGCGGTTTCGCTCCGATCCGGGCCGCGATAGCCCTCTTGTATCCTTGTGGTGCGGAGTACCAAGAAAAAGCCCGCCGACCGGGAAACTCCCAATCCAAAGCGGGCGAAACGGCTGCCGCATGAAGCAGCCGCAGGAGGATGATGGCGGGTACAGCGTCCGCCGTCCGGTCAGTAGTTTTTAGAGCAAGAATCCAAGCGACTGCATGAAATCAACGGGGTGCTTCGCGCTCTTCCGCAGGTTGCACGCAGGACAAAGAAGCTGAATATTGCTGTCGTCGTTACCACCGCCAAGAGCCAGGGGCATGATGTGGTCAAGGTGAAACACGCCGTTCAGGTCGTCTCGGCAACATGGGCACTTCCCGTGTTGCAGCTTTAGGAGCCGTTTTGATAAACCGGAGGATATTTTCCCGTTTGCTTGCCGCTCACGGGCTCTGCGGTTAAGCCACGCGGATCTTACGACTTCAGGATGCGCCTTGCTGTACGCTGCCACGCGCGCCAGTATTCTATCGGCATTGGCCAAATAGTGCTTCCGCTGCGTCTCAGCTAAAGCCTTACGCTTGGCTTTCCGTTGCGCTTTTATCTTGTTTTTGTTTGCTGCATAGTAATTCTTGCTTCTAGCGCTGATGGTGGCTTTGTTCTCGGCGCGATACGCCTTTACTTTTTCTCTGCGCGCAGCATCGTATTCGGCGCCTTGTATCCTGCGTCTTTCCTTGTTGGCCGAGCGATAGATTGCTTGCTGCGCTTTAATCTCGGCAGCGTGTTCAGCGTTGTACGCGCGCCTATACGCCTTTTTCTCTTCGGCTGTAAGCATGGTCTGCCCCCGACAACCCCCCCCAATGAAAGGCTGCGGAAAACCGCTGGGGAAGCGATCTTGTCGGGCGGCCACCCTATCCGGAACCTAGTTCTTTTCTGCCTTACCGCGTAGCAGGCTCGTATTCCAGCGCCACCTTGCAGTGTGGCCCGAGCGGTGTTGCGCCCCCAATCCGGGAGCGACCAAGCAATTACTTGAACTTGCTGATGGTCAAAAACAAAAGCCCCGCGACCTTTCGATCGGCGGGGCTATTTCTGGGCGCAAGTTCTCAGGCGCGACAATACATGATTTTTAACCGCGCTGTCAATAGGCGAATTGCGGCGGATTCCGCTCCCAAATTCGGGGTTTATCCGTCATGACGGAAAACTTCCCGTCAATTAGGTGCCCGAATTAGCGTTAGGTGCCTTGGCCTTGTCGATCCGTTGCCGCACCCACTCAGCCCCGCCGAGCAGTGCCAGCTTTTCGCGTTGCGCTTCCGTCATTCGCAGGCTTACGGTAACAGTCTGCTGCCCCTCCGCTACCGGCTTACGCCCCTGGCCCCTTCCGGGGCCGCCTCGTTGTGCGTTCATGC